TAGCCATATTATTGGAGCCCTCTGGAGGTAACGATCCTCGCGGCGTCCATCCACCGATTATAATGCCAAAGGCTTCGTAGACCTTGGGTGGGGCAGAGGGCTAAATTTTGGTCAGGGGTAACGGACTTGAACCGTTATTCGCTGAGCCACAATCAGCGCGATTGACCAATTATCTTAACCCCTAATAATTTTGGCCTCCGTGGAGAGACTCGAACTCCCAACCTAAAGGGTAGAAACCTTTTGCTCTAGTCCATTGAGCTACACGGAGATAAATTCCCCTATTTTTCAAAACCTGTTGTAATCTTTTATGCGCTCCGCCTGTTCCACAGAAACCAGCCAATCTCAAACATTGCGAAACACTATTGCCTTGAGTATAAAAACCAACCATATCTTCAACTTTATTATCAAATTCGTGTTGTTGATATCTACCCGGACTTTTATAATCTTCTTTGTTTTTTTTAACTCTTTTATTCCAATTGTTTCTACCTTTGATCCATCCTTCTGGGATAGGATCATCTTTCTTTATCGTCTTACTTTCTTTTAATTCCATATTACATATCCACATAGTTCCATATTGAGAATTATTCTTTCCACTTTGTATTATACTCATAACAGAGGAGAAGTTTTTTCGTAACGCCGCATACAGCCTTGAGTTATAATACCTGCTATTAAACATTGATTCACATTTCATCATAAGGAAAGCGTGGTTCATTTTATACCATTCCTGTGTTTCCTTTGGATACATCTTAGCTAACAGATAATGACATAAAAAATGTTCACGGGCTGTTAGTCTAACGAGATTGGAAGAATCATCATCTCCGCCTAATGATCTTGGTATAATATGGTGATTCTCCGTGTAATCAGTTACTTCATTATGCTTTCTGTTGTCAATGATCTGGTCGTAAACTTTTTTATAGTCCATAGTAGTAAACCTCCTACTACTATTCATATAATTAAGTTCGCTGAACTCCTAACACATAGGCTCAAACCCTATTGACACAAATTTGGCAAGGGTGGAGGAACTCGAATCCCCAACAGCCGCGCTCAAAACACGGTGCTCTACCAATTGAGCTACACCCCAACAATTTATGGAGGAGAGCAACGGTCTTGATCCGTATTCAACAACTGTTGAACGATCTGATTAGCAGTCAGTCCTAAGCACTCGCTTAGTTTACTCTCCAAATTTGGTACTTGCGGATGGATTCGAACCACCGACAACCGCCCTGTAAAGACAGCGTTCTTCCACTGAACTACGCAAGCACATAAACTGAATATTCTGTTGTCAATGATCTACAAATGGAGGAGGGTAGAGTAATCGAAACCCACCGCTTTCACACGGTCCCTGGATTTCAAGTCCAGTTTGGCACCTCGCCGGTACCCTCCGAAATTACAATATCTTCAAATCTCTCAAAACATTTTCTAAGCCTTCTGATCTAACTTTAATGATAACAAATTCCATTATAGTAGGCTTCCAAGGCTTTCTAATAAGTGACATTTTTGCTTCCGAAGGCAATCTATCAGCCTTAGTGTTATTACATTCAAAGCAACTTGTTACTAAATTTTCCCAAGAATTCTTGCCGCCCTTTGATCTTGGTGTAATATGATCTAGGGTAGCATCTTTTTTATTTTTTATAAATTTGCCGCAATATTGACAAGTATATTCATCACGAATATGGATATTAGCTCTATTCCACGGTACTTCTTTCTTCCACAGATTTCTAATACTCTTTATTAAACGTATAACAAGCGGCGCGAATACTTTAGGATGAATTTTATATTTTGATTCATACAGTATTTCTGCTTTATCAGAACAAACTAAAGATATTGCCCTTTTCCAACTTGTAGTACCTAATATCTGATAATCGTTTTGAAGTACAATACAACGCATAAAAACTCCAATAAAAAAGGCCTCTAACATTGAATTAGAAGCCTCTTACTACTAAACTTTTCTTCTAATTCTTACATATATGGTAATCCCGTCTTGGGATTAATGGCGGTCGCATTCTCTTGTCCAAATCGTACATATATACTAATACACTGGACGGACGAATACCTATGATCGCCGAGCATTGTGTTATTATTATACTGCCAATTTGATGAATACATTTTTTTGCCTTTTTATTAATGTTATTATTCTATTTATCTGTTATAAGAATTTCATATTCCATATTACTAATTTTTTTAATTTTCATTTTCGCCTTGCCTTTACCAGAAGTAACAGACAAATTATTTAATTCAGAATCTTCATATCCTCTTTCATCAGCATATCCTCCCATAATGTTATGAACTATTTTCTCGGGATTCCCTCTTTTTATATTTACTAAAACTGATTTATCATTAATAAATTTATGGGATGTAAGCCAATTTTTCTTAATCTTGTTAGCTATTGTATGGGAATACGAATTTTTATTATAAGAGCCACTTTCTAATATTGTCCGTATATCCTCATATAAACTTTCATATGACATTTTTTTTCCTTTTTATTAATGTTATTATTCTATTTAGTAAATTTAATTCTTCTGGAATTTTGGTAACTTCATTTTTACTTGTTCTGGAGTTTTAAAAACATCTTTGCGTACCCATTTATTCGTTTGTTTTTTATAATGATAATAAGGATCTTTTACTTTAGAGAACCCCGTTACAAACACAACAACATTCTTTTCATCTTTCCAAACAACTTCAAACCCGTCAGTATCAAGACCAAGATCATAAGCTATATCTTCTTTATAATCTCTTTGTTCTAGCATTTCTTTAAAGGTAATCATTTTTGTTCCTTATAGTCTTGTATTTTAATCCAATTTTTTACTTTTCGGCGTAACAAACGTTTTTGCCAACGTTGCTTTTTGCCACCTTTACGGCCAAGTACGGACCAACATTCTTTTCTAATTTTATTGAATGTGTTGTTATTCATATATACCGCCTCTTATGATTTAATTTATAAAGCGAACTACTTTGATTCAGGGGGATACCCCACTCGGATTAAAGGAGGGAAAATCCAAGTGTTCGTTCGCTTTATTAATGGAGCAAGTGACCCGCATAAGAATCGCAATGATTGTTATGTTATTCACTTCTTTTAGGGTATCCCAATCCAGGGAAGGCTCTGTGGTTACTGTACCTTCTTAATCGATTTAACACCAATAATTAATTGATCGGCTGATAATCGATCTTTTGCGTTTTCTCTTGAATCAGCACTAACAGTTTTCTTTTTACCATTGCTAAGAGTGATTTCCCATTTTACATGAGTACCGTTGCCACCGGCCCTGGTATAATTTTTTCTAACAACTCTTTAAATGATTTCATTTTTTCCTTTTCTTGTCTCTCTCAACTACAGGATCATTATAACTGGATAATCAGGAGAAGTCAACACTTATTTTCAATTATTTTCATTTTTATTGTGTAATATAAATCTTGAAATCCGTGATAATCCATACCAGTGATTCTTGCTCTTTCGAATTCTTTTTTCGCTTTGTTATTCATTCGTGACCATTTATTACCTTCGGCATCTTTCATTTGATCAAATAAATATGTCGCCCATAAGCATAATGAGTGTTTTCTTGATTTTCGTTAACAAACTCTTTAAAAGTTTTCATTTTTACTCCTTGGTTATGATTAACTACAAAACAGCATAACTGGATTAATTGGAGAAGTCAACACTTATTTTAACTTTTTACCACACATACAGAAATTCTGGGTAGATTTTGGATTTCTTCCACACCCAGAAGGACAAGGGAATGTTTTAGTGTGTCCTTTCTTACCAACTTCTTGTAAGCCCGAAGATAAATCTATCATATCTGATATCTTATAATCAGACGTGGAAAAGAAAATCGCTTGATTCTTTTCTGCTGAATGAATCAATCCAGTTCCATAATCAACAATAGCTTTGTGGCCAAGGTGTAATAAAATTGTTGTGGCAAATGCTCTACTTTTAACAGGATTAGATGTGCCCCAATACCAAAAAACAGTCCACACTGATTTCAATTTTAACCAGGGATATTTACCCCCGGCACTAGGATGATTATAGTTTTCAAAAAGCCACTTATATGTTGAATCTTTCGGATCAAAGTCTGCTAGATTGGGTAATTGTTTATGGTCAAAATCATCTTTCAATTTACCAGTTTCTAACATATAAACAATTTGATCAAGTTTATATTTGGTCCAACCATAAGAAGAAAAAGTTTCTAATTTTTTCAAGTCCTTTTTATAATCAGACAATGAATATTTTTCAACTTCTGTTGGCTTAATTTTTGATTCTAATATGAACACATATTTAGCAGTATCCCCAGCATAAGGAACGTTTCTTATGCCGCCACTTTCAATCTCTTTTATAATGGTGTTTAATGGATAGCTGTAAACACCAATAGGTTCATAAGGATGCTGGCTTCTGGGATTAATCCCAACCTTCGGTAATTTAGTATACGTTATAAAAATATTAGGATTATTTTTAAAAGACGATAATATATTAACCGAATTGACTTTCTGTTGAGATGGATGATCGGCGTTTCTTCTAGCCTCTAACAGAAAATTCTTGAAGGTTAACATTCTTAGAAAGCTCCTAATTTTTACGTTTTAATTCTAGTTTATAAACAAATTTTATATAGTCAAAATTGTTTTGGTAATTATATGCTTCTCGTTCAAATCTCTTTTTTCTGTAAGGAACAAACATTTCTTTTATGAAATAAATCCAGAGAAATTTGAATGTTCCGTGTTTGTCATATTGAACCAAGTGAATGAATTCGTGGTTCTTCATCACGGGATTCCAATCTTCGAATTTATCTTTTGCGTAAATGGTATTACCAAGAACGAATCCATAATACTTCTTAGGAAAGAAATATTTCATTAGTTTGGAATTATTAACAACTTTATATTCTAGTATTTTCACCTGAGTGTTACTCCTAAAACTCGTTTAATAAGTTTCTTAAAAGATTCCCAATCATTTTTATTAAGAATCTTTTCCATTTCTTCTTCGTCTTTGGGATTGGCTTTTTGGTAAAATTTCACCATTTCTTCAAATCCTATATTTCCAGCATAAGACGCCTCTGTTAATTTCTTAAATTGTGTAAATGTTAATCTTTTCATTAGTATGCCGAAAAATTAGTTTGTTTAAGGAGTTCTAATGGCAGTAATTGCTTCGCAACATCATCATCATTCAAGTCATAAGTGGCTATCAATTCCTTTGTTTCGGCGTCATATAACTCAATCTTTGAATGAAGTCTCTCAAATATCATAGCTGTATTACGAATAGTTTCAGTAATAGCTGTTGCTAAAACCCCAGTATATATATCAGTTTTAACACCGAAAGCAAGTCCTCTTTCTTTATCCATCAAGAATAATATACTAGACGAATACATATATTTACCTAGAGCTTCATCTTTAGTCTTTTGAATCTGTATAACAATAGGACCCTGTGGTTTAGCAGATTTTATAATCATGGCTTATTTCTTATGACAGGTAATACAACCTGCTCCAACACCAGAAGTCTTATGACACGCAATACAAAACTTGTGGAAATCATCAGCAGGTGTTTTTGTGTTATGACATTCAGAACACTTGGCAAACTCACCTGTATGGTGGCAATCAACACAAGCTATGCCAAGATGTTGGATATGAAAGAAAGTTACATCACCATTCTTAGCTTTATATGTAACGGCCTCGGGCACACCAGTAGCATAGGCAGCTAGTGAAACGATAAACAAAACTGCTACCAACAAGATCATCTTCTTCATTTTTAATCTCCTAGTCAATTTCTATTATTTCGTCAACTTCAATTTGTTTGCCGTTCTCGGCCTCGATGATCATTTTATCGGTGCCTGGCTTGGGAAACTGTTTACCCTTAGGTAAGAAAGTAATCAGTTTCAATCCTTCTGGAACAACAACAGAAACGAATCCTTGGTTCAAAGACCGACTGAAAAATAGTATTTCTTTATTCAAGGCAATTTTCAAATTAGCCAATTTGTCCAATGCTCTCTTGAAAAGAACTTTCATTTGATCTTTGGTCAATTGATTTCTTTCACCAATTCTTTCGCCGCCGTGTTTCGTATTGATAATCCATAAATTCTTCCAAAAATACATAAACCGTGAACCTAGATTAAGAACATCTTGGAGAATGTTTTCATCCAATGGTGGAGTTTCTACTGATTCTAAATAATCCTTGAATGTTTTCATCTATTATTCTCCATTAAAATTCTTAAATTAGCTTCTTCTCTTTCAACTTCGTCTTTTAAAAGTTGTATTCTACGTTTAAGTTTTTCTTTTTTATCTTCTTCTGTGAAGATGTTTCCAGACATATATTCTTGTTTATAAATTGGCCATAGACCAACCTCCCTAGAGGCTCTTTCTATTTGGTTGCTTAACCAATCTTGTTCGAATTCCATTACTTTAGATCATCCGTGGCAAAGTTAAAGAAATCTTCGATCATTGATTCCTTCTTTTTTCTACGATCAAGCTGTACGCCAAATTTTTTACCAATTTCGTCTATTTCAAGTTTGGTAAGTTTCTCTAGTTCTTCTTTTGTAGGAACTTCGGGAGCCACTTCTTTAGTTTCTGTTTTCGGCTTACCAAAAGATTCTTCTGTTTTGACGGAATCGCTAAGGTTGAGGACCAACTTTTGTCCCTTTCCATCATCTGTTGATTGAGGAAACATTTCAGCATTAAGAATGCCCACCTCAACCAATAGTTCTTTTGTGATATTAGGATACAAGTCGGTCAATACTTTGTCTTTAACAGCAACCATCAATTCAGCTTCGGTGGGATGAATACTTTCCAACATCTGAATAAACAATTGCTCCAGCCGTAGTTTAGACACGTCAGCACGACCAAAAATGTACAACTTCTTAATCTGTTGATAGAGATTCCCTGGCGACATACCTAGTGGAGCCGCATCAGGCTTATAAGGTGGCTTACCCTCCGGCAACAAGAATTTCTTATCTGGATCAAATGCGTATTCTAGTAATGTCTTAATAGCATAATTATCTACATACGATTTAATCTTACTAGGAGATTTGTTAATCTCTTCCAAAATTTCTGTAATATACTTCGTCATAATTTTCCTTTCGTTAAAATTCTGTAATTGAATCCATCAACATACGGCATCGATGTTTCATCAAATATGCCATAATATCAGATTTCTTACCTGTTGGTACTGTATTCTTATATAGTTCTAAAATATCCTTCTGAACATCCTCTGGAATTTTTTCGTATGAAACCATCAACTCATTGCGCTGAAAATTACGTTTCTCCATTGTAGTCTCACAAGCATCAATTCCTTTTTTGTAAAACTCTTCCAGTCTTGCTTTACGGAAGCCCTTCTGTCTTGTGCCTTCTGTCACAAAAATATCATCGGGCGACATAATATTAGGAATTCCATCACCTGTATCTCCAGTACAAATCTTTTCAATTAAACTTTTCTGCGGTGATGTTTTTGCTTTAACAAACTTCTTTTGCATCGTAGAATATTGAACCACGTTCTTATATTTATGTAATTGAATATTGTCATGGTCAGAAGAAAGAATGAGAATCTTTTTAGGTTCTTCCATTAATCCCTCTTGGTCTAATTCATTGTCTTGAAAGTATTTAGTAAGAACGGCAATAATATCATCGCCTTCGGCTCTATCAAGAGTAAGAACTTTATAAGGAAAATTGGCTGCTAAATCAAGTTTCAATTGGTCCATAGTATCAAACATTAGTTTCCAGTTCAAATCGGATTTGGCTCTATTAGTTTTCCGGGAAGCCTTATAAAAAGGAAAATGTTCACGGCGCCAATAATGCTTACCATCACAACAGATGATAATTTCACCGTATTTATTACTAAACTTTTTCTTATTAGAAAGAATAGAGGACAAGATAACGTGACGAACCAAACTGATAATTTTTTCATCTGATCCATTTTTCAAATCATTTTGGAATTGTAACATTCCACTAATGGCAATCTGTGAATAGTCCATAAGTACGGGCATTATTTGTACACTCCTAAAATAATAATATTTTCATTCGTTCGACCAGAAGTACCTTGTGCCTTTGTTTTGATAAGAGAAAACCAAGTGGAAGCGGTTTTCTTTGTTGGTTTATGAGTCAACACCGCTTCTGGTTTTCGTAGTGTTTTCCTTGATGACTTCCCAAGATCAATATTCTTGATTGTAGTACCGTTGACAGTAAACTTGGAATCAGATACCAAGTGAATCAATTGACGTTTTTCTGTATCATAAAGAAGACATTCAGTAGCGCCAATAATATTTTCTGGCTTCTCGGATACTAAATTCAGAGAATCATCTTTGTCTTTAAAGCGCAATCCAGTCACCAAGGATGCCGCAGGCTTGACTTTCTTTGTCCGAACTTTGCGTTCCTTCTTCTTTGGAGATTGGGCATCACAATCAACAACAATCGCATTAACAAAAGCAAAGAAACGCTTCTGCTCCATTCTCCTCAAATGGGAATATCCTTCGACCAAGTCTTTATCAGCACCAGTAAGAAGTTCTGCTAATTCATCCCGAAGAACAGCGAAGTGGTTGGCAATAGCTTTGACTGCCATCGGCGTAAGATTGTTATTAGCAATATAATTCTTGACGGAGAACGGCTCACCAGACGTAAGGTAATCATCAATGTTACCTTCGATGATACCAATATGTTTTGAAATGTTAGCCTTTGCTCTTTCCATAGGAGAAATTACCCCAGCTTGTTTTTGTGTAACTCTCTTCTCTTTCACATCATATTTGACAACGAGGGCAGAAATCATTGATTCAATTTTTGAATCATCCGATGTAGAAAGATAGTCACCACGCATCCGTAGTCTAAGAAGTAGGGCAAGTTGACGCAACTCTAAATCAGTCGCTGGAGTAAGAATCCGAGCTTCTTTCTTGCGGTTATTTTCAGTTAGATACTTTGTTACCCACTTTCGCATAACACCAACATCAGTATTAACATTATGCCAATTCAGGTACCTAAGCATAGAAGAAACATAATTTTTAGAATTTACTAATGGTTCATCTTTTTTCTGGAGAGTGGCCATAGCTGATTTCATCGCGGTAGATTTAACTTTCATACGTGCCATAATATAAGTCCTTTTTAAATGGAAAAATTATTCAGAAACACCATAATATCACTAAAATTATGTTCTGTCAATTCTGTTACAATGTCATTACCAACATCATTCGTCATAAAACAAGGATCGCCTACAGTAGACCATCTACCATCATCTACTAAGTAAAAATCAAAGGCATCACCAAGCTCCAACAGGAAATCATTGTATATTTCTTTTCTGTTCATTTAATTTCTCCTTGCTACGAATTAACCAACAGACTTAATATACACGATTCCCAATTGAATGTCAATAAAAATATTTATGATAATACTTTCTTTTCGTCAACAAATTTGCCGCATTTATGGCAATAAACTCGACCGGAAGATTTCTCTCCCATTACCTGGGTTCCACAAACAGAACAAGTCTTCATTTCGTATTTCATTTTAGTTGGCTCCAAATCCGAAAAGAACCCAGGCGCCATATGCAATACCTGAATACAAAATTAATTGAATGATTAATCCAAATACGTACATAATACCATTAGAAACATCGGCTTCTGTAATTCGACTGGATTCGGTACACTCACTACAAATCCAGACCGTCTTGTTTCTGTAATACTGTCTGCCTGAATGAAATCTAGGATTCTTATTTTTACCAACACCAACAGACATTGAAATACCAGAATTACCTGAATTAACCTTGATTGTCTTGGCAGTCATTTCGGTTGCTGGTACTCTATGATGACACTTGTAACATTCTTTAGTGGAAACACGGCGAGTCATAATAAATTTCTCCTTTTAGCGGCAATATTTCTTGTAACCATCCGGTTGACCGTACCTGTCGTGTTGGGTAACCCAAACACATTCCATATAAACTTCTCTGGGCTCATATCTATAAGTACGGTACCTGTCGCGGTGGTGGTAATTATAATGGCGAACTTCTACGCGACCATAATGATAGTGACTATGCTGGTTTGAAATATGTTGAAGGCCAAGAACGCCAAGAACGCCAATGACCACTCCTCGCTCAACATCACCAATAGCATAAGATGGTTGAGGTACAGAAAAGATCATTAAAGCAATAAGAACAATTAGTAATTTTTTCATAACTTTTATCCTTTATTTAAGCATTGCTTGGCCTGGAATGAAAAGAAGAACAAAAGAAAGCCAACCAATGAGGCCCGAAAAGAAAACTTTGGCGATACCGACAGCAACTCCGATAGCTGACACTTCTTCTGCCTTAATTTGGTTAATTACATCAACAATTCCACCAATAAAGGCCCACCAGATACCCATATAAAGACCAACAACTATCGCTGCCAGACAAAGGGCGAAACCAACAAAATCCTTAAAACTCATAATTTTCTCCTTTTTAATTATTTATGTATTATTTTAGTTTTCTACAATGTAGGCTTTTTCCCAAGTACCGATGTTCAGGTCGATGTAGTGGCTGCAATGAAAATAATCAGTCATAGGTTCACTATCATCAAAATAACGAGGGCCGTGAAGTGCTGGTACAACTTCTTTCAGAAATTCAAGAGCAACACCGTCAAATTGATCTTTGTACGTACCGTAAGTATTAACATCAATATGATCAACAGCAGGTCGAAACTCAAAATGACCATAATGTTTTTTAGGAGCAACTTTGTTGTAATTTTCAATGAAATCAATAGAACCACTTTTGATATTCATCACAATGGTACTGTGATTGCGAACACCGAAAGTGGCTTTGACGCCATATTTTTTCAGAATTGGCTTGATAACATTAACGATTTCAGCTTTGTGAGCTTGCGACATATAGGCCATAATAAATCTCCTTCTCAAGTGGTTTCTCTCAACTACAGGTACAGTATAAACCAGGTAGTTTTAGAAGTCAACACTTATTTTCACCGAAATGAAAATAATTAAGCGCCCATCCAAACAACTTCATAGTTTTCAAACACGTTACCGCGGGCAAAGTTCCTAGCAGGCGTTGCCCAACCAGCAGGTTTCAGGATATCACCCTTGCGGAATTTCTTGTCTTTATCATCAGCAACGATGAATCCCCAGACAGATTTGTTAGAAACAATCTTGATGTATTTGCGGCCTTCAACAACTTCAAAACTGTTGTTGAATTTTTCAATCATTTCATCACGAATGGTGTCATACCCCTCTCGGCGACCGGCATCCGACCATTTTTTATAATTAGCTTTAATCTTCTCAATCAACAATTCGATTTCGTTTTTCATCATCAATCTCCTTCTCAAGTGGTTTCTCTCAACTACAGGATCATTATAACTGGATAATCAGGAGAAGTCAACAACTATTTTTATCATAACCAAACTTTTTTAGATTAACGGTCTTTATGATACCCCAGCTTTTATACTCATAAAATCCATATTTGACACACTTGGGATTACCGTCAGACTCGTAAAAAGCGGCATGCTGGAGTGCTTCTTTCTTTGTCGTAAAAGTGTCTTCAATCTCCCAGTCCCCCAAACAATTGCGAATCAGTGTCCAACCCATAAAAAATCCCTTCTATGTTTAATGTCTCTCTTGACTACAGAAACAGTATAACAGGAAGGGATTTTAATGTCAACACTTATTTTACGAGGGTAACATTTTTTTGTAATCTAACATTGATAATGTTATCGT